ACGGCGACACAGTAGACGTAGACATAGATTTAGGTTTTGGTATTTGGATGCACAAAGAGCGCGTTCGTATCATGGGTATAGACACCCCAGAATCAAGAACAAAGGATTTGGTTGAAAAATCATATGGGTTACAGGCAAAAGAATTTATGAAATATCTTTTGCCTATCGGGTCTTCACAAATAATCAAAACCCAAAAAGATAAAACAGGAAAATTTGGTAGAATTTTGGGGGATTTTATAATAGAGTTTAAAGATAAAAATAATAATTATTCCGAAAAACTGGCATCATCTATTATGATAGAAAATTTTCATGCAGTACCCTATAAAGGACAGAGTAAAGACGACCTGATAGACCTACATATGGCAAATAGGGATAAACTACAAGAAGTCAAATAATAAGACACAATCTTTTAAATTATAAATAGTCATATAAAATAAGAGGTATGACTTATGGCCACCGCAACTACAAGAACTGAATTCAAAAATTATTGTCTTAGAAAACTTGGTTCTCCGGTAATACAAATCAATGTCGCAGATGAACAATTAGAAGATAGAATTGACGATGCTTTAGAATATTATCAAGACTACCATTTCGATGCGGTAGAAGATACATATTTGGCACACGAAATAACGCAGACAGATATAGACAACAAATATATAACCATTAATAATAATATTATTGGTATTAAGCAAGTTATACCACTTTTTCAAGCATCAAATTCCAGTACTAACATGTTTGATATCAGGTATCAATTATTTTTAAATGATGTGTATGATTTACAAAGTCAAGAAATGTTGACATATCAACTCACACAAGATCACCTTCAAATGGTAAACGAAATGATTTCTGGTAGGGTTCCTATCCGATTCAACAGACATATGAATAAACTTCATCTAGATATAAATTGGGGGACCGCCCTCACGGTCGGAGAAAATATTATTATCGAAGGGGTGCGGGTTATTGATCCAGATACATATACAGACGTTTGGAACGATAGATGGCTCAAGAGATATGCAACCGCACTTATAAAACGGCAATGGGGCGAAAATATCACAAAATATGAAGGTATGACACTGCCAGGTGGGGTTACTTTTAATGGTAGTGCAATTTTGGATCAAGCTATACAAGAAATAACGGCACTAGAAGAAGAAATGTCTCTGAATTATGAGTTGCCTGTGGATATTATGGTTGGATAAAAAATGCCAGTAAATCAATATTTCAATACTATAAATTTCGCACCTGAACAAAATTTATTAGAAAATCTTGTCGTGGAGTCTATTCAGATTCATGGGCAAGATTTTATATATGTTCCGAGGGCCATAGTTAAGGAAGATACGATTTTCAATGAAGATGTACTGAGCGAATTTACAGAAACACATTCAGTAGAAATGCATATTGAAACCGCAGATGGGTTTGAAGGCGAGGGAGATCTACTGTCAAAATTTGGATTGGAAGTAAGAGATCAGATAGTTACTATATGTTCAGTTTCCAGATTTACAGAAATAACAAGTCGTTTAAAACCGTTAGTCGGCGATCTTTTATATCACCCAACCTCAGATGCAGTTTTTGAAATTAGGTTTGTTGAAGATGAACAACCATTTTATCAACTTGGAAAAAATTATGTCTATAAGATAACGGCAGAACTATTTGTATATAGTCACGAAAATATAAGTACGGGGGTTGTCGAACTTGATAACAATTTCACAACATCAACTTCCGTTGCTGCCGACGATTCTATAGACAATGTTGCAGATTCCGATACAGGATTAGTTCCATTAGACACTACAACTGTCGATGGTGTCATAGATTTCACCACTGGCAATCCATTTAGTGAGGAATACTAATGTTAGGTAATGATTATTTTTATAGAAGCACAATAAGAAATTATGTAATTGCATTTGGATCTATGTTTAATGATGTCGATATCAAAAGAACAAACGCGGCTGGGACAGTTATATCGGTTATTAGAGTTCCGTTAGCATATGGCCCATCTCAAAAATATTTATCACGAATCAACAAAGTTACTACGGCCGGAGAACCCGCAATCACTTTGCCAAGAATGAGCTTCGAGATTTCCAGTTTTCAGTACAACCCATCGAGAAAACTGCCAAAGACAAATAAAATTTCAAGACAGAATACTACATCAGAAAATATAAAAAATCATGTATACCAACCAGTTCCATATGATATTGGATTTCAACTTTCTGTAATGACTAAAAATGCAGACGATGCAACCCAAATTATAGAACAAATCTTGCCATATTTTACACCATCTTTTGTTATACCAATTAAAGAGGCTACAGAATTAGGTATTGTTAGGGATACCCCACTAACATTAGAATCTGTTGATTATGCAGACGAATATGAAGGAGATTTTCTTTCTAGGCGTTCGTTGATATGGACATTAGGATTCACTATGGCCGGTACTTTATATGGACTGCCTAGAGAACAAAAATTGATTAGAACCGCAATAACAAATACTAAAAAATTAGATACGGATGAACAGTTTACGAAAAATACAATCACAACCGATCCGGCAGATGCACTAAAAACAGAAAATTTTAGTTTTATCAATACCTTTGATGAAGAATTTGGAGATGAATAATGAGAGAAAGTTTGAATGACAAATTGAGTGGATTTTTAGACATAGAAAACAAAATTGAAGAAAAATCTAAGAGCATCGCAAAAAGACAAGAGACTAATTTACAAGAGTTTAACATTTCTGAACAAAGAGATCAAGATCTAGTCAATGACTACAATGATCATCGCGACACGTTAAAAGATTTAGTTTCACAGGGTCAAGACGCGCTGCAAAATTTATTGCAATTAGCCAAAGAAAGCGAACATCCGCGAGCATATGAGGTTACTGGACAACTATTGAAAACGACGGCAGATTTAACAAAAGACCTAATAGAATTACAAATAACAATGAATAAAATAGAAAATACAAAAGATGGTGGAAAACCGTCTAAAGTGGTAAATAATGCAGTTTTTGTCGGTAATACGAATGACCTGTTGGAAACCCTAAAGGGAAAAAACAGAAAAGAATCTAAAAAATGAGCGAAATATATCTAAACAATCCCAATCTAAAATCGTCAGGGGTTGAGATTGGTTGGACTGAAGAACAGGCGCAGGAATATGTTCGGTGTATGGAAGATCCTGTATATTTTGTCAAAACTTATATGAAAATTGTTAATGTTGATACCGGACTTGTAAATTTTGACTTATATCCATTTCAAGAAAAAATGATTCGTTCATTTACAAATAATCGTTTTACTATTGCAAAAATTGGTAGACAGTCCGGTAAATCTATCACATGTATTGCATTTTTTCTACACTATATACTTTTCAACAAAGATGTTTCGGTTGCATTACTCGCAAACAAACTTGCAACTGCGCGAGAGTTGTTGAGTAGACTGCAAATGGCATATGAACATTTACCCAAGTGGCTGCAGCAAGGGGTTGTAACATGGAATAAGGGCAACATAGAATTAGAAAATGGTGCCAAGGTTATGGCTGCGGCAACATCTTCTAGCGCTATTCGTGGTGGTTCGTATAACATTTTGTTTCTGGACGAGTTTGCATTTGTTCCAAATGAAATGGCAGAAGAGTTTTTCAATTCTGTTTATCCCACAATTTCATCAGGTACATCTACAAAAGTTATCATTGTATCAACTCCGGCCGGTATGAATCATTTTTATAAATTGTGGGTAGACTCAGAAGAGGGTAGAAACAGTTATAATCCAATTTCTGTCCATTGGAGCGAAGTGCCGGGCCGTGATGAAAAATGGAAACAAACAACTATAAAAAATACAAGCGCCGAGCAGTTTAGACAAGAATTTGATACGGAATTTTTGGGGAGTACTAATACTCTAATAAATGTAACAAAATTAAAAAATATGGCGTATAGAAATCCTAGACAAGTTTTAGAAGATGGTTCGTTAAAAATATACGAACAACCTAAAGAAGGCCACATTTATATAACAACAGTCGATGTATCAAGAGGGCAAGGCCAAGACTTTTCTGCATTATCTATTTTTGATTGTACAAAAATGCCTTACAGACAAGTGGCTACTTATCGGTCAAATGAAATTCCACCTATGGTATATCCAAATCTTATCAATAGAGTCGGGACGTTGTATAATGATTCTTTGATACTAGTTGAAATAAATGACGTTGGCCAACAGGTAAGTGATATACTATATCACGACTTGGAAAATACCAATCTAATAAGTATATCAAGCGATACCAGAAAGGGACAAACTATAAGTTCAGGTTTTGGTGGAAAAAGTACAACATTGGGAATTAGAACTACTAAGGCAACCAAAAAAATTGGTTGTATGAATATGAAAAGTTTGATCGAAGAAGATAAATTATTGATTCGAGATTTTGAAACAATCAATGAATTGACAACTTTTATTTCGAAAGGACCTAAATATGAAGCAGAGAAAGGTCGAACGGACGATTTAGTGGACACGTTAGTATTATTTTCGTGGATGTCCACTGACCCTTATTTTAAAAGCATGTGTGATATAGATACCAGAAACGAAATTTATGAAGAAAGAATGAGACACCTAGAAGAGAATATGTTACCATTTGGATTTATTTCCAATGGTGTCGGCGGAGAATCTTTTGTAGACGCCGATGGCGATCTATGGACGATAAGCGACTGACAGGGTGTATTTATACTGAGTTCGGTGTTTTTATAAATAAATAAAAATAACTTATTATATCAAATCAAAGGAGATAAAAAATGGCATTCCAAGTAAGTCCTGGCGTAAACATTTCTGAAATAGATGCATCTACGAGTGTGCCCGCATTAGTTACCAATATTGGTGCTATGGTTGGTCAATTCTCAAAAGGCCCTGTCGGGGAGATTGTAGAAATATCTAGCGAAGAAGAACTGAGAATTGTTTTCGGTGAGCCAACAGATCAAAATTACAAAACTTGGTTTACTGCTTCAAACTTTCTGGCATACTCTAATGCCCTGAAGTTGGTACGAGTCGTAAACAATAGCGATGCAGAAGTAGTTGCGAATAGAGCAAGAAACGCCCTATCCGGTACTGTCTCGCTAAACATAGGCGTTTTCAGCACGCAAAACGCCACTGGCGCGGCGGGCTCAACTGAAGTCATTCACGGTTCTTCTGCACAGAGTGGAACTTTTCCGGTTGGTAATTCCGCCGGTATCACTTCTATTGATCTAGGTGTGGGCGCAGCAAATACATCTGCAGCGCAAGTTTACTTGCATCCACGTTTTGCAAATGGTACAACAACCCTAGTTGCAAGCGGAGCAGAAGCTTCCAATGATGTAAACATAAGAAACCTCACTTCAAGCGATGTGACCGTTTCAGTTAGGGGTGTAGGCGAGGCCTCTGGTGGTGTTGTTCCAGCATCGCGTTGGAGTGTCGATTCATCTACAAACGGCGGTAAAGGTAAAATCGTATTAGCAAACCCGCTTGCAGTATATTCTAGCACTGGTCCGTGGTATATACATGCCGCAGCCAACAAAGCATTCAAAGGTGATGGAACCGGCGATGCATTTACAACTGGCGGATTTTTCTCACCGTTGTATACAAGACAATCAGATGCAAATGCCGCAGATAGTGCAGCAAATCCATCTGGTGGCACTTCGCATGGCCATTATTTTGAAAAGTATCGTGGCGAATTTAACGCAACTACGGGCGTTGATGCTGCAACAGACACTATCACTCTCACCGCAGGACACGGTTTCTCAAAAGGTGACAAGGTAGTTCTCTCAACTGCCACGGATAGTGGATTGACTCAGTATACTGAATATTTTGTTGCAACTATAAGCGGCGATGATATCACATTGTCAACCGAATTCAACTTTGGTACAGATGCAGCTCCTTCTGGAACGACTGTGGATTTGTCAGTGGGAACAGTGACAGCCGCTGTTCTTAACAGAATGTTTTTCATGCCCACAACCACGTCAGTAGCACAACACGAACTAAGTAGTGCTATTGGAATTGCAGGTTCAGTTTTGCCATATGCAGAAACCGGAAGAGATGTGGTACAAATCGACATCGCACAACAAACTTCGTTTACAATGAGTACAACAATCGGTGCTGCAGCAGCTGCTGCTTCTGGTGCCGCTGGGGTTACTGCGGCAGTCATGTCACCAGTGGCTAGCGATTATGCGCGTACTGAATTCACAGTATCCGCTAATAGTGCATTGATCACTTTCGTATCAAACTTCCCAGAAACTGGCGAAACAATCAACGTGGTAATACCGGCGAGAAAATCTTTCCCATTGACACCAGCACCTAACTTCACATCAGGACAGACATTAACTGTTACTGTTGGTGGGGCTGCCGTTACACAAGGAACAGATTTTACTCTACAAGAAAACAACACAAGAATTGAGTTTACAACTGCACCAGCAGGGAGCGCACCTATTGTAGCAACAATTAGAAATGCGGCGACAAATCAATTCGCTTTCAATGCAGCAAGTCTTCTTATTAAGAATCAAAATGACTTCGAAAATAATTTCGGTTTTGGTAATGCAGCATTCAATGGTGTTGAATTTGCCGCAAGAAATGCGGGTGCTTGGGGCAACGACCTTAAAGTATATCTTGTCGATGAAAGTTCGTATGATAGTCTGTTGGCATCAAATCCGACTGCGGCTAATGCACTTTCTGGTAAACCTAGAGCAGACGATTTAACTGAAGATCCATCTGAAGCGTCGAACACTGCAACTACAGGCGAGAAAATTACACAGGGTATTTCTTTAGTTGTCACAGATAACTCAACTGGTATAGAAAGAGTTGTCGAATCAATTGAAGGACTTTCAAAAGCGGCAAATGGTAAAACAAGTGCTGGTAAAAGTATTTATTATGTTTCAGAAATCAACAGACGTTCCTCATATGTTTTCATTACCAATCACCCGGCCGGTGTCGATTGGGGCGGAAATATTGTAACAGCTGCAACCAATAAGAAAGTTTCTTTTTCTAAATTGAGCGATGGTGGTAATACCGATGGTGTAGAAACTTTTATTGCTCGCCCATTCGGCGGTGGACAAATTGGTGTTACACCAACTGCAACTCAATTTGAGGGCGGTTTGGCACACTTTGCCGATAACGAAACTGTTGATCTTGGTTTCTTAATGCAGGGTGAAATTGCCGATGTAGGTGACATAACTTCTGCTAGAGGCGCTGTCAACAAATTGATTGATATTGCCGAAGCCAGAAAAGACACAATTGCATGTATTTCTCCAAGAGAAGTTGATGTTGCGACAGACAGAGATAATATGAATGTTGCCGCACAACTTGCATTTTTTGATTTAGTCAGAAAAAGTAACTACGCATTTGCAGACTCCAACTACAAATATGTCACCGACAAATATAATGACACATATAGATACATTCCATTCAACGGTGATACCGCTGGATTGATGATCAGAAGTGAAAATGAACGTGATGCATGGTTCTCCCCAGCAGGTTTCAATCGTGGTGTAGTAAGAGGTGTTGTAAAAACAATGCAATCTCAAGACAAATCGGATAGAGACAATCTTTATAAGTCTGCTATCAATCCGATTGTTAATTTCACCGGACAAGGAACAGTTTTATTCGGTGACAAGACCTTTACAATGAAACCATCAGCGTTTAGCAGAATTAATGTTAGAAGGTTGTTTATTGTCCTCGAAAAATCTATTGCGACTGCCGCGAAATTTACATTGTTTGAGTTCAATGATGAATTTACAAGAGCGCAATTTACCGCTTTGATCGAACCTTTCCTCAGAGATGTTAAAGGTCGCAGAGGTATCTATGACTTTAAAGTTGTCTGTGACGACACCAACAATAGTGGTGAAGTTGTTGATAGAAACGAATTCATCGGTGACATTTTTATCCAGCCTGCGAAATCTATCAACTTTGTTCAACTCAACTTTGTTGCAGTACGCACAGGTGTTGATTTTAATGAAATCGTTGGCGCGGTTTAAATATAAATAGATAAAAATAGGAGATAAAAAATGGCATTTAACATAGACGGATTCAAATCAAAGTTTGGTGATGGTGGCGCTCGCCCGAATTTATTTCGGGCGAAGATCAACTTACCAAGTGGTATTAGTATCCCAGGCGGCCTTGATAGTCAAGGTACATATATGATAAAATCGGCGCAGATTCCATCTGCTACGGTTACTGCAATCGATGTTCCTTATTTCGGGCGGCAAGTTAGAGTCGCTGGAAACAGAACTTTTGAACCTTGGACTGTAACAATTATGAATTCTGAATCATTCGATATCAGAAATGCAATGGAACAGTGGATGGCTGGTATCAATTCGCATGAAGGTAATAGACAATCCGCAGCAGATAATTCTTTGTCCAGTTACAAAGCTGATGCGTTTGTAGAGCACCTAAATAAGAAGGGTGATCAAGATCGTCCTATTGCAACATATCAGTTTCACGGTCTCTTTCCAACAGAAATCTCATCGATCGAACTTGGTTGGGAAAATAATGACACTATCGAAGAATTTACTGTTACTTTTGCATACGACTACTGGCACCACACTAATATCGTAAATAATTAAATTATTGTGATCGGAATACATAATGGAAGTGAAATTATTTGGGTTTACCCTCTTAAAAACCGCTGAACAGACCAAAGAACTGAAATCGTTTGTGCCTCCCCAGAGCATGACTGATGACGGTTCTTTGACTGTTTCCAGCAATTTTTATAATCAAACACTAAATCTCGAAAATACTGCAAAGAGCGACTCGGAATTAATAGACCGATATAGAGATATGTCTATCTATCCAGAAGTCGAGGTTGCGATAGATGATATTGTATCAGAAGCAATCGTAAACGAAGCGGACGAAAATCCTGTAAAACTACTAACAAAAAATATCGACCAATCAGATGCAGTAAATAAAAAATTAGTCGAAGAATTTGAAAATGTTCTTACTCTATTGAATTTCAATAGAAATGGATATGACATTTTTAGAAGTTGGTACATAGATGGTAGAATTTTCTATCATATTATAATAGACGAAAAAAAATCAAAAGACGGTATAAAAGAATTAAGAAAAATTGATCCCCGTTGTATCAAAAAAGTAAAACAGATTGAAAAAGACCAAAAAACACAAGGTAAACTTGTAAAATCTGTAAAAGAATACTATATCTACAACGAAAAGGGGTTGAAGCTGGGAGACAAAACATCCGGTATTCCCATAACCACAGATGCGATTGCACATGTAGCATCTGGTTTAAAAGATAACAGAAGAAATCATGTTATCGGACATTTGCATAAAGCAATCAAGGCCCTAAATCAACTTAAAATGGTAGAAGATTCTGTTGTGATATACAGATGGACACGCGCCCCTGAGCGGAGAGTGTTTTATATTGATGTCGGAAACCTCCCAAAACTCAAGGCTGAACAATATATTGCAGACATTATGAATCGATACAAAAATAAAGTCGCATATGATGCCACCACAGGCGAAGTCAAAGATGATAGGCGGCATATGTCTATGTTAGAAGATTTTTGGTTTCCAAGACGTGAAGGTGGACGGGGCACAGAAATAGAAACATTGCCTGGCGGATCGAATTTAGGTGAGATGGATGATGTTGTATATTTTCAGAAAAAATTATACAAATCATTAAATGTTCCCATTTCAAGACTTGAGCCAGAGGCCTCGATTGCAATCGGCCGAGCGCAAGAGATAAATAGAGATGAATACAAATTTAATAGATTTATCGTAAGACTTAGAAATCAGTTTAGTGAGTTATTTTTGGACTTACTAAAAACTCAGGTTTTGTTAAAAGGAATTGTGACTCCCGATGAATGGGAAGTGATTTCACAAAAATTGATTTTTGATTTCACACAAGATTCTTACTATTCTGAAATTAAAAATACAGAAATGATCAGAGATAGAATTGATTTGTTGTCTAATATGACTGATTATATGGGAAAATACTATTCCCACAAATGGGTGCAGCGCAACTTGCTGAAGTTCAGCGACGAGGAAATTGCACAAATGAGAAAAGAAATTGACGAAGAACAAAAAGACAAAATCTTTAAAAATGTGGAAGAAGAGGAATAATAATGACCGAAGATAATATAAATAATAAATATCTTGATATAGTAGACAATGCAGTGATGGATCAGGGCATAGAAGCACAAAATCAAATACACGATATTTTGAAACAAAAAATATCTGATGAGATCGATGATTTTAAACAGGAGTACGGACAGACACTCTTTCAAGAGCCAGACCTGTCAGACGACATCGATTTAGAAGATGATGATGCTGAAGTTGAAACCGCCGACACAGTACAACCAGAAGCAGAGTATGACGAGTATTCTGACGAAGATTAAAAAAAGAGGAATTAAAAATGTTATCATTTGAAGAATTTCAAAACGCGACTGATGAAGAAATCGCAGAGGCAGTTAAACGGACAAAGGTTATCCGTGGCGGGGCCCGCAAAATTAAATTCAAAAGTAGTCGTGCGGGTTATAAAGTAGTTGGCAAAAGAGAAGTTAGAATTAATCCGGTCGATGCCAAGAAAATGAGTATTAGAAATACAAGATCTGCGCGTAAAAGAAAAGGTAAAATGAACATTTCTAATATGAAAAGAAAAAGATCGATGAATAAGAGGACAGGACTATGAGACTTATTACAGAAATAGTTGAAGAAATTCTGGTAGAATCTAAAGGTGAAAACCTTTTTATCGAGGGTGTATTTTTACAGTCTAATATCAAAAATAGAAATGGACGAGAATATCCGGGCGAGATCATGGATAAAGAAGTTCGTAGGTACACTGAAAAATATATCGACAAAAACCGGGCCTTTGGTGAATTAGGTCACCCAGATGGTCCGGCTATTAATTTAGAACGTGTTTCTCATATGATCAAATCTCTTAAAAAAGAGGGAAATAATTATGTGGGGAAAGCAAAAATAATGAAAGAAACTCCATATGGAGCTATTGTGTCAAACCTAATAAAAGAGGGTGCATCGCTCGGTGTTTCTTCTAGAGGTATGGGGAGCGTAAAACAGACCGGCGGTAAAAATGTTGTGCAGGATGATTTTTATCTTGCAACGGCCGCCGATATTGTTGCAGACCCAAGCGCACCAGATGCGTTTGTGAATGGCATTATGGAAGGAAAAGAATGGGTTTGGAGTAACGGCGCAGTGGTTGAACGTGACATATCTGATATGCATAAGACTATGGTTGAGGCCCCATCAAAAGAACTTATGGAAACGAAAATAAAACTTTTCAAAAATTTCATGTCAAAATTGTAAATATTATAAATAAATATAAATTAAATCCTATAGGAGTAAAACAAAATGAGCAAAGACTTAGAGAACCAAGAAGTCGTTTCAGATGACGTAGTAACAGATGTTGAAATCGAACTTGATGAATCAATCGTAACTGACGAAGAGTTGGAAGCGGAAACTGACACAGATTCAGAAATCGAATCTGTTGAAGAGGAAACTCTCGAAGAAGATACTGATGTTGATCAGGATCTTGACGATGAGCAAGAAACCGAATGCGATGAAGACGACCACATCGAAGAAGAAACTAAAGTACAAAAAATGTCAGCTCAGTATAGAGTCGAAGCAGAAGATATCGACGTAAAAGAACATGTTGATGCAATGTTGCAAGGTCAAGAACTCACAGAAGAGTTCCAAAACCAAGTTTCAACTATTTTCGAGGCTGCGGTAGTCGAAAAAGTTAATGAGAAATTAGAAGAAATTTATGTTGACTATGAAGAAGAACTTCAGGAAAACGTGTCTGACATTCGTCAAGAATTGTCGGAAAAAGTTGATGAATATCTTTCTTATGTTGCAAAAGAATTCGTAAAAGAAAACCAACTTGCAATTGAAAGTGGACTTAAAGTGGAAATTATGGAATCGTTTATGTCTGGACTGAAAGAAGTTTTCGAAGAAAACTATGTCGACGTACCAGAAGAAAAGGTAA